TGCAATCGGGCAGCTTAAACTAGAATACGCCGTACCGTTAAGTACGGCGTATTATAGAAGTTTGTTTACCCAATCGGCAGTGTTATTGAGATCAATACTGCAGGACGCAGTTATCGAAGCGGAGCGTAAGGGCAATTTCCATGATATCGTCGCCGTCGTAGGCAAGATCACCGAAACCGGCCGAGGTGATGAACGCGCCCTTGATATCCCAGAGCTCGATGACGGTTCCAACAGGATCAAGCATCTTCAGCTGGCAGTCACGCTTGTAGAAGTCAGCGTAACCGGCGCGACCCGACACCGACTCGAAGTGGGTCCGCACCCACTCCATCACCTGCTGGGCGCCGGAGGGCGCGATCGCATCGTAGAGAACCACGTCGATCGTCTCGAAGGTTGTCTTGCCCGCGATGTAACGACGTGAGTTGATCCAAGGGATTTCCTTCTCCTCAGTCTTCACGCTCGGGCGCTTCGTCGACTTGATGAGGTAGGCGTCAATTCCCTCAACTGCGAAAACCCATCGATTCTTCCTCTTGGGCTCAAATTTATTGGGTAACATATCTGTTACTGAAAGCGTTTCTGCCATTTTTTCTCCTATGGTGAATTCGAGGTTTAAATGACCTCTTGTATTATGTATAGCAAATCGTGAGAAAAAAGAAAAATTTGCAGAATGGGACGCAATCACACTTGAGATTGTATAATTACGATCATGGGCACGTCTTCTAAACTAAAATGCACGCACTGTGACTTTTCCTGCGGACGGATGAAAGGGCTCGAGCTTCACATCATCTCAACCCACGGGTTTCAAAGTGCCAGGGACGCTTACATCAGCTTTCATCATAACGGCAATGAGCCGAGATGCGGATGCGGATGCAATGAGGCCGTCACGTGGAGCTGGTCAAAAGGATTTTCGAGATTCAGAAGTGGTCATAACGGAAATATCGATGCGTGTTACGATGCTGATGAGGCTAGAAGAATACGTGAGCTGAGAAGCTCATCGCTGACAGGTCGGATCGGCTGGGCCCTTGGTCTAACGAAAGAAAATTCAGAAACGATTAGGAAGCGGGCCGAGGCATCATCGGTAGGTATCAGAAAAAGTTTCGACGAAGGACGACGATCGTGGAATAAAGGACGCCGAGCTTCGAACGATCAGCGGATCGCTGAGCACGCTCGCCGAGCTCGAGCGGAGTTTGCGAGCGGAAAGCGGGTTGCTTGGCACAAGGGCAAGACGAAGGAAAGCTCTGACGGTCTTCGAAAGATGTCGACCTCCATCAGCCAGCGATTCTCTGACAGAGCACTACGAGATAGGTTGACAGCGCTGAAACGTCTTAGCAGCGAGGAAATTATCGATCGTTTGAGGACGTACGCTCCGTCGCTTGAGCTTGTCTCGAACGTCCAGCAGTACACCCGCGATCGTCATAATAATCTCGTCTTTAGATGCAGGTCGTGCGGATCAGCCAACGAAAGAAGCCTGCTCTCGGCCCTTACGAACCGTTGCTACATTTGCAATCCGAATGGTTCAAAAGATCAGCTTGAGATCTCGAAATTTGTCCGCAGTCTTGGGATCTCGCATGTGATCTCGAACAGATCTGAGATCGCCCCTTACGAGCTTGATATCTGGTCATCTCCAGCAGGTATCGCGATCGAATACAACGGACTCTACTTCCACAGTGAGTGCTTCAAGGAAAAAAATTATCATTCGAACAAGACAGCTCTTGCTGCCGCCCGAGGTATCAGACTCATTCACATATTTGAGGATGAGTGGAGAGATCAACGCGAGATAGTGGAATCGATGATCTCGCATAAGTTCGGGGTCACAAATCGCAGTATCGCAGCTAGGAAGTGCGAGATCAGGATCATCGAGTCAGCTGTAAGAAAGAAATTCTTCGACGCTACTCACATGGACGGTGATGCTCCTGCTCGAATTGCGTGGGGCCTGTTCTACAAAGATGAGCTCATTTGTTGTATGTCATTGAGGAAGCCCATGAACAGTAAATACACGGGGGCGATCGAGATCTGCAGGTTCTCCTGTGCGCTGGGAACTCAGGTGATCGGTGGTCTCGGAAAGCTCACCAAAGCAGCTAGGTCCTGGGCGAACGAGAACGGTTTCACCAGCATCATGACGTATGTCGACACACGACATGGTGACGGAAAGGGTTACCTCAAGGTCGGATTTAATCTTATCGGACAAACACCCAACAGGTTCTGGTGGACGGATGATGTTAATCGATACGATAGATTCGTGTTCAGGGCTAATAGCAAGGCAGGACTAACGGAACAGCAAGTTGCAAAAATGGCAGGAGTCAAGAAGATCTGGGGTTGCCCAAATCTGATCTTGACCCTGCCGACCTGATCTGCTGAAGCTAGAAGTTTGCCGCGTTTTTCGCTTCAAAGTCGATGGAGACGAACTCAGCCGTCTTTGTGGGCTGCAGGTAGATCTTGCCACGAATCGTGTTATTCTCGATGTCAGCCTGCGTTGTTGTTGTCGTATCGATCTGAACACGATAGCGCTCAACACCACGCTGGGCCTGCACCTGCTTCATGATCGGCGTCACAAGGGAGTTGAAGCGGGAGATTGTCGATTCGCGGTTGGGCTCGAAGAGCAACGTGTAGGCGACAGCCTTCACTCGACGGCGGACCTCGATGAGCAGTCGACGAACGTTAACTCGATCGAGGGATGATCCCTCAGCGAGGGTGGTTCGTTGACCGTTGATGATGATGCCAGCACCGAGCGATGCGACGATCGGATTGATTCCAGCGTCGTACACCGTGTCGACGTTCTCGGCAAGGAACTTCGTGCTGAGCTCCTCGGCCGGGATGACAGCGCGGATGTAACCAGCCGGGGCGTTCCAAGCGTACCCGATACGATCATTCTGACCGAACGCGCCCAGGACCATCGATGATGCGGGTAACCTCGTTGAAACCGGGATTCCGGTTCCTGGATCAACCTGCACGAAGAGATCTGGGAAATAAGCAGCCCCGAAGGAGTTGTTGATCCCACGATTACGGAAGCGGGTTGTCGTGAAGTTGACGTTCACGTTCGGGTATGTGTCCGAGGAGATCGAAGCTGTCACGTAGTTGTTGCTATCGTCCTTGAGTTCGACGTCCATGATGTAGAGGGCATCAAACTTCGTCTGCATCGAGGAAAGGGCGTAGTCGGTGACGGAAGGATGACGGATATCCGGGATCGCCAGGAGGCTCACATCGGAGTAGGTCTTATTCGACATGATGTCGATCGCCTTGCGGTACGCCGCGACGGTGGGCCCGCTGAGCTCACCCTGGTTCACGTTGTCAAGTTCACGACGAATTGCCGCATCACGCATGTAGAACTTATCAGCGTCAAAGACGTTGAGGCCATCGAATCCGCCCTGCATGAAGGTGGAGAACTTGAGGTAGCTTCTGTTCGAGGCATACGAGAAATCAACATTGACATCGATGAATCGTCCGCCGAGCGCCGTGTCAACGACAGCATCACGCTGGTAAGTCGCCTCGTCCCATCTCGTCGAATCAATCGTGGTGTCGGATGACGTCATCACCTGGACATTCTCAAGCGTGAAGAGATTCCTGTTGAATAGATCCGCATCAACGATCGAGCCGCTGATAGTCTGCGCTCCGGTGTTATCACCGACCCATGGGCTCTGGTAGGTCGTGTGGAACTTCGGGAAGTACTTTGTGTACGCTGACAGTGCTGTCGCGCCCAGCAGCGTCGATGTTACCGTTGTTCCATCATTCGGCTGTGAGGTTGAGTTGCAAACGTTGAACTGTGGTCCCCAGTAGTACTTACTCTCACCGATCGCATTCGGATCGGCAGCCGGTGCTCCGATGTTGATGCTACGACGGAAGAAGATGGGCAGCTCACGAGCATTTGTTGTTGGAACGTTGAGGTGCGCGCTATTGTTGAGTGATCCTGTAGCGAGGAAGCTCGATCCTGACGTCACGAGGTGATAGTACCCGCGGACACCGACTGGAAGGGTGTTGGTCGGGACCGTTTTATCCGCTACATCGTTGGATATCTCGATCCTGATCCGACGTGAGGATTTACCGTAGAGGCCCTCCTCAACAACTTTCTGCGCGTCAACAGTGCGATCGAAGTCGAAGTAAGTGTTGAGATCACCGATCTTCTTACCCACAAAGTTCGCGCTGTCTGGATCCAGGTCACAATCAACGTAGCTTTCAAGGATGACAGGGAACTCGTCCGTGTCATCAAACTGACGTACCTTGACCGTGAACTTACCGTATGCATCAATGACGGTGGGGTACTTGATATTCTCCACCGTTATCTTGTAAAGCTCGTTTGTACCTGCGCCGTCAGAACGCGCGTGGATCTTGAAAAGATCATACCTTGTACCGCCAAAGTTCTGCGATACGATGAACGGAGTCATCGGGTGCTGGTAACGATCCTCAAAATTTTCATAATTTGGAACTGTCGTTGACCCATTATTTCTTGACTGGGACCCTGAAAGGCAAAACACGATCTCTTCGACAGCCGTGTTAACGCTGATACGACGAATATTCGCTTGCGCGGAGACATTCGATCCAGTAGGAACCGCGAAAGCGTCGAGGACGTCGTAGTGATTGTACAGCACGTAGCCGTGCTCTTCGATGAGAAGGGGATTCACATTGAAGTTTCTGGCGAAGTAGGAGTCCGAGCTCGGGTTAAAAGACGCGTTGATAACGCTCGGGTAAGCGGTGGAGTCGGTGTGACCGTTGAGGAAGAGGGTGAAGTCCTGCTTTCCGCCGCGGAGATCAAGGTATCTGGTGAACCACCCTTTTGCTGGAGAGGCAGTTGTCGCAGCGGAAGAGTAAGTGTCAGATGTAGTTCCGGGGGCCGAGCTCGAGACGGTGATCTGGACACCTGACGCTGCGAGGAGAACACCACGAATGATTGGCTGCGCAGCTGCAGTCGTCTGAATTCCGGAGTCGGAGAATATCCATGATCCAGCAGACTCTGACATGTAGCAACCCAGGAAGTAGGTCCTTCCCTCAATGCCACCTGCCGTAGCGTAAGGGTTGTTTGCGAGCTGTCCGCTTGCAGCCTGGACTTTCCGCGAGCCCACAACGAATCCTGCTTGGGTAACGCGACCAGCGTTGGGGGAAGCTGTCGTTCGCTTGTTACCGTCACCGGCGCCGAGAACCCTGACATAGGTTCCCGCGCTGGCGTTGTTCAGCCACTGATTCAGAGCAACCGGAGCGTGGCGGACCGCGCTGGGGTAACCGAACTCGGTCCTGAACTGCGTGTTATTCGCGAAAGTCAGAGGTACGAAGGCAGTTCCCTGATCTGCCGCCCCGATTACTCCTGCGGAACGACCCGACGGTTGAACCTCGGTGACTCCACCGGTGCTATCGATCTCATTTAACGTAATATTTGGCGCAGCCATTCGTTGAACTCCTTAATCTCTCGCTTAACTATTCCAGATTAGACGAACTCAACACCCGCGGGGGTGATGATAAAGTCGACAGCGATAAACTCAACCGCACGGGTCGGAATGACCACGATTCTTCCGTTGAGCCTGCTCGCCTCGACATCAGCCTGGGTGTTGTTTGTCTCATCGCAGACTATTCTGAACTGTTCGATTCCTGCCTGCGCCTTCACGAGGGAGAGAAGCGGCGTCGCACGATCGACAAATGACTTCCTTGTTGTTACATCGTTCGGCTCGAAGAGCAGACCACGAGCGACTCCCAGGATAATCCTCTTGAGCTCAAGGAAGAGACGACGGACGTTCACACGATCGAAAGCTGATTTCGAGAGCTGCAGGGTCTTCTGTCCGAAGATCACGAATCCGCTGCCCGGGAAAGTTGCGATCGGATTGATCAAGTTCTCATAGAGGTAATCACGATCAGGCGCAGAGAGTCGAATGTCGACGTTGCCTACGAAGTCAAGGGCTGCTCGGTTAAAACCTGCGGGGGCGTACCACGGGTAGGAGACCCTGTCTCCGTAGCTGATAGCTCCGAGAGCAGCGACCGAGGCAGGCACCTTGACCCTACGATTCGTCAGTGAGTCATTTACGAAAACGTCCGGGAAGTAAGTAGCAGCGTAGTTGCTGTTAATCACTCGCGCCGCAAGAGCATCAGTTGTCTTGGTCACGTTCGGCTTCGCCGAAGAATCCTCAAAGATTCTTACATTCACGTCAGTGTATGAGGGCACGTCAAGAATGTACATCCCGAGAGAGTAGTTCGGAAGACGACGAATGATGTAATCCGTGATCAGAGGATCCTTGATCCCAGGGGTCGCGACCACGTTGACGTTGACGGTCAGCTTATCAGTCATGAGCTTCGAGGCGACACGGTAAGAGTTAACAGCGTTGTTACTCAAGTTATCACCGCCCGGGTCGTATCCGAGTCCTGATCTCGCGATCGAAGCCGCACCGCCCGCAGCGAGCCCGCCCGTGTCCGTGGAGGTCGCACGATCACCGAGTCGAGCAGCAGCTGCATCGAGGATGTTGAGACCATCGAACCCACCGTAGAATATCGTTGAAAACTTAGCGTATTCAGAGAACTTGTTGAAAGTATTGGCCGAACCAGATAGGAGGGACGCGAAAGTCAGTCTGTTCAAGGCAGTGTCGGTGATTCTGTAATCCAGTGTGTTAGGAACACCGTTATC